CTGATTTTTAAGTACAGTAAGAAATCAGCAGAAGTACAACAGGAACTTTCAAATGCTAAAGAGGCTTTGGAGTTAACTAAAGCAACTTTGGATAAGAAAATCCGTTCAAATCCTGAAAAATATGGAATTGAAAAAATTACTGAGACAGTAGTTTTAAATACTATTATTAGTCAGGAAGATTTCAAAGAAGCAAATCAGGTATATCAGGAAGCTCAATTTGAGGTTAATATCCTTCGTGGTGTAATGGATGCCCTGAACAACAAGAAATCAGCTCTGGAAAACCTTGTAAAACTTCACGGGCAAAACTACTTTGCCGGGCCATCTGTTCCGAGGGATTTATCAAAAGAATGGGAACAACGTGAGAAACAGAACGAGGTTAACAGTGGTATTGCAAACAAAATGAAAAGTCGTCGGGGATGATAAAAACAATTGAGTGTATAATAATCTTAATTTTAGCTATCCCATACCTTGGAGCATTGGCCTATGTTATTGGGTTCTGTATTACTCAGGGTGGTTTGGATGGTTACGTAAAATATCTTAAAAAGTTAAATGATGAAAGAAAAGAAAAAGAGTAGATTCTCAGGGGCAGTAAGCTCCAATGCAAAAAAGCAGAAAGACCGTAGTAATTTTGGGTATATTAATTTTCCTGATGGTGTCACAGCTTTCAAAGAGGAACCAGGAAAGGTTATGTTTTTTGACATTCTCCCGTATGAAGTAACAGACAAGAATCACCCGGATAAGAAATCTATTGAACAGACTGATGGATTATGGTATCGTAGGCCTTATTTAAGGCACTCAATACCTAATGGTGAATTTACTGATAAACTAGTATGTCCTTCTACATTTGGAAAACCTTGCCCAATTTGTGAGTATGTGAAACAAATGAAAAACAATGGAGCTTCATCTGAGGAAATTAAACCATTTAAAGCAACTGAAAGAAATTTATTTGTTGTTATTCCTTATGGGCATAAAGAAATGGGAGAAAAACCATATATATGGGATGATTCACAATGGTACTTTCAAAAAATGCTTAATGATGAATTGGCTGAAAATTCGGATTTTGAATGTTTTCCTGATCTTGAAAATGGATTAATGCTTAAAGTTCGTTTTTCAGATGATACGTATAAAGGGAAACCATCACCAAAACCAACCCGTATTGATTTCAAAGATAGGGAAGAAAATGGAGGACAGCAATATACGGAAAAAATCATGAAAAAGATTCCAAATCTGGATGAGGTTCTTATCGTTCTCAGTTATAAAGAGCTTGAAATGAAACTCACCGGGATTGATGAAAATGATCTGGACGATACAGAAGAAAACCGGGATGCTACAAAAGCATTAGATCGGAAAAAGAAAACACCGTTTAAGGACGATGAGGACGAAGAACCTGTGAGGAAAAAGAAAACAGTAGAAGCAGAAAAAGAACCCGTCAAAAAGGCTAAAACTCCTAAAAAACCTATTTCACCTACTTGGGATGAATTACAGGAAATGGAAATTGAGGAACTCGTTGAAGTAGCAGATACAAATGATATTGATATTTCTGATTGCAATGAAGATGAAGAAGAAATCAAAGGTTATTTAGCTGAACAGCTTGAAATTGAAAAACCTGAAAAAAGGGCATCAAAGCGCAACAAACCTGAGCCGGAACCTGAAAAGAAAGCAAAAAAGAAACCGGAACCAGATGATGATGATGAAGATAATGAAAAACCGGAAGCAACTGAAATCCGTATCGGTTCCATGGTTCAACATGCTAAATTTGGGGAATGTGAAATTGTAGCTCTGAACAGAAAGGAATTAACAGCCACACTTTGCGATGAAGATGGTGAACGTTACGTTGGTATCCCTTTCCACAAATTTAATGTTATTTCTTTTGGAAAACCAGGTGAACCCGGAAAGCATACAAAAACGGAAACCGAAGAAAGAAGAAAACCTGCTAAAGAATATGTAAAACCAGCAGGCAAAAGTAAATGTCCAAATGGTCACATTTTTGGTAAGGATTTTGAGAAGTTTCCAAAAGATTGTGATGCTTGTCCACTTTGGGATGATTGTTCAGACGAATAATAGCTGTGAGTATGACAAAGGAATTTGATGCTCATACTGTGAACTGTAAACTGGTTGGGGTGATGGTGCCCCAACCTATTGCAGAATATTTGACCTTATACGGGCTGCTAAAGGGCAAAACCAAGTCAAATGTAGTACGAACAATGATCCACTGTGGGTATACTGAACTCCATAAGAACCTATCACAGAAACAGCTTATTTCAGCCTTAACGAAGGTGTATCAGAAAGAGTGGGGTGGTTTGAAAAAAGGTAAGGGTTTTACTGATGTTCAGATTGAAGAAAAATTCACTTTATTTCAATATGATTTGGTGAATAAATTACTGTACAAATCCCTCCCAGAAACAACAATTGATCAAATAGTTACTAAAATCAAAATGTAATGCGTGGAAAACCAGAAAAAACCCTTTCCGAACAGGTAAGGGATAAGGTTGAAAAACCTTCAATAAAGACGAAGGAATACGATGGTAATTTTAAAACCGTTATTAGTACTGGTTCTACTTTGCTAGATTTAGCTATTTCAGGTGGGCAGATTCGAGGTGGTGGAATGCCAGGAGGAATACTTGTTGAAATCTTTGGCCCATCTGGTGCTGGTAAAACAGTCATGTTAGCAGAGATCGGTGGTGCAATTCAACGCCAAACGGGTTCAATCATGTTCTTTGACCCGGAAGCACGATTAAACAAACAATTTGCCCAGATATTTGGACTAAAGATCAAATCAAAGGATTATAAACAACCTGACACCGTTCCTGAGGTATTTCAAGCCGTAAGGAAATGGGAACCTGAAAACCCAAAAGTAATTAACGGGGTATTTGCTGATTCACTTGCTGCCCTTTCCACTTCTATGGAGATGGATAATTCAGATGGTGATAAAATGGGGATGAGGCGTGCAAAGGAGTTCTCAGAAGAACTAAGGAAAACCTGCCGTATTTTAGCAGCAAACAACTATCTAATGGTTTGCTCTAATCAGGTTCGAGTAAACATGGATGCTGGTGCTTATGGGCAAAAATATACCACTCCTGGAGGTGTTTCAATAGGATTTTACTCCTCACTTCGTTTACGTTGCTCAAATCCTGAAAAGATTAAACAGAAAGTAAAAGTTGCTGGAAAAGAGGTTACTCAGGTTATCGGGGTTACTACCGAATTGGAAGTGAGTAAAAGTAGCATCTGGAAGCCTTACCACAAATGTAAAGTACATATCCTATTTGATTACGGAATTGATGACATCCGGGCAAACCTGCAATACATTAAGGATTTTACCAAAAATACGACCTACACCTGTTGTGGTGAATCACTTGGAATCTCAATGGAAGAAGCTATTCAGAAAGTGGAGAATCAGGGATTAATTTCTGACCTAAAAAATGAGGTTATTGATCTTTGGGAGAAAATTGAACGTAAATTTGAAACAGAACGAAAACCGAAAGAAAGATGAAAAATTTTATAAGTATTTTAGAAAAAAGAATCAGAACAACTGGTATTAAAATGTATGAACCGGTTGGTGAAAAAGGATTAAAAATAACCTATAATTTTAGTAGGAATCGTCCAGAAAGTCAAATATTTACATTTGAGACAAAGGATGAACGTGATCAAAATATAGCAATTTTAGACGATATCTTATGAGAACTAAAAACAATTTGGATAATCAAAAAGTACATATAGGAATTGATCCCGGTAAAAACGGTGGCATTTTCGTACACTATTCTGAATTTGATGATTATCTATTCATACAAACTCCTTTAATCGGGAAAGAGTATGATATAAAGGCGTTATCGGATATTTTTGCAAATTGTGAAAATTGGAATTGTCATGCTGTAATTGAGGACGTTCATTCTATCTTTGGTGCCTCTGCTGGTGCTACGTTTGATTTCGGGTTTGGTTGTGGTTTACTGGAAGGAATACTTGTTTCTCATGGAATACCCTACACAAAGGTTCAACCGAAGAAATGGCAGGCTGAAATGTTTGAAGGAATACCTTTACAGCAGAAACCAAGTTCAACCGGGAAAACGGTACAGAAAGATACTAAACGAATGGCAGAAATGGCAGCAAAACGCTTATTCCCTTCAATTGATCTTCGGATGAGTGATAAATGCAAGAAATCTCATGATGGGAAAGTTGATGCGTTATTGATTTGTGAATATTGTAGACGTAATTTCTGATGACACCGTTAGAGCAGAAATGTCTTAATACAGCTATTTCCCAAATAAAAAATGCTTACAGTAGGCAAAGAGCCAATGAACTCTATGTAGCTTGGAAAGTGTTTAAAGACAATAAATCATTTTTATCAGCCATTGCAGAAAAGCAAAAAGAATTTAAAAAGAAAGGAATATGAACAGATCAGATTTACTCAAAAAATACTCAGAAGAAACAAGTAATCCAATTGAATTACTTGAAAAACTTTTAGACTTCACAAAAACGAATTTAGAAGTTTTGAAGTATATTAATTGGTTGGAGGGTAATAAAATACCCACTTTCGATAATTTGGAAGTGTATAAAGATTACGTTAAAGAAACAGCAGATATTGTTATCAAACACCGATTCATTAATGAGGTTAAAATGCGAATGACAGGTCTGGAACTCCTTAATTATCAAAATTACGATAAAATGCTCCGTGAAATACCTGAAAATATTTATGCTTATGTACTTACTTTGTTAGAGAAACACACAATGGAAGAAGTTAAATTTTGGTGGACAAATCATGGAAAAAGAAACGTAGTGTAATTATGGATAATCAACTGAATAAACCAAATATCTTTAAAATAGAGATTCCTGCTACGATTCATAATATTCCCGGAATTACAAATCTATCCTATACATACAGTAAAGTTGAAAAACAGATTGTAATCCGGGTTGATAGAATTGTAGTTCATTTAATTACAGGTGAAATGGCTACTTTTCTATTTCAGAAAGCTGCTGGATTTTTGGAGGAACAGGATGAAGCTATTGTGGAACTTGGTTTTCGATTGGGTAAAACATTTGGAACTACTATTGAAGAGCTAAAATCAAAACGAAGGGATAGGGATTTATTTGTTATCCCTCGTCAGGTTGGGATGTGGTGGCTAAAGAATAATACTAAAAAATCACTCAGATTAATAGGTGAGGTGTTTGGAAAAGATCACGCAACAGCACTTCACGCTATTAAAACTATCAATAATCTAATTGATACGGATAAAGAATTTGTTGAAAAAATAATTAATAAATTTGTGGAATGAGGGCAACAAAAAAAGTAGGGGTTAATTTTCTTCATAATCATCCTGGAATGGAAAATAAAAAAAATATTGGGTGTAATCATGTAATTGTTGATCGTGAAGATTGGGAAAATATAGTTGAATTTTTTCAAAATAATCCAGAATTAGTAGAAAAACTAAATAAAAGTATATGATTGAGCAACTTACTATACAAAATTTCCAATCACATAAGAAATCCGTTCTCAATTTCCACGAAGGTGTAAATTGTATAATTGGAGTTAGTGATTCAGGGAAAACTGCCATAATTCGGGATTTGAAACTGATACAAACAAATCGTCCGTCTGGTTCAGCTTTCCAATCTCGTTGGGGTGGTGAAACTATCTCACAGATAAAAACACCTACAGATGTAATTACCCTCAGTTTGGATGAAAAAGGAAAGAGCCGGGAATATGATCTAAATGGAACTGTATTTAAAGCCTTCGGAACTGATGTCCCAGAAGAAATTCAACAAGCTTTAAATATGAACGAGATTAACCTACAGGCACAATTTGATCAACCTTTCCTATTAACAAGTACTGCGGGAGAGGTTGCAGCACATTTTAACCGAATAGCACATATTGATCAGATTGATGTTGCTACAAAGAAAGTAAACGGTTGGATTAACAATATCAATTCAGTTCTTGGCCATCCAGAAGAAAAAGACAGACCAGCAACCGGGTTAAATAAAACCCTGAAAGAATTGAATGAATATCTTGAAAGTTTTCCTGATATGGAAAAGCTGGAAATTGATATTGAGGTGCTGGAAGAAATGTCAGAGAAACGACAGGCAAAAATTAACCGACAATCAAAACTAGGTTCCTTAATTTCTTCTATTCAGGGAACAGAAAAAGAGATTGAAACGAAATCAAAAATCCTGAAACTTGAAAAACCTGTCAATAACCTACTTGAATTGATTGAACAACAGGAACAACAGCAAAAACAGTATGATTCACTTTCAACGTTAGTTATTAGGGTTCAGAAAACAACTTCTAAAATTCAGGAGCAACAGGCGCTTTTAACCCATGAAACTGCTGTTAATTCTATTCTAAAGTTGTATGAAGAACGTGAAACTCTGGTAGAGGCTAAAATCAGGCTGAATAAAGCCGTTTCAGGGTTAAACAATACTAACACCTCCCTTGAAAGAGAACGTTTAAATTTGAGTACTCAAAACACTTTGTTTGAGCGTGAAATGCCAGATATTTGCCCTTTATGTAAAACTAACTTAAAAAAGAAATGAGAACGCCAGAAGAAATTAGACAATTGATATTAGACGATATGTTTATACCAAATAATACTACTGATTCAAATAGAAGATTATTAAAGACAATCAAGCAAATGCAAGATGAAGCCTATAATGAAGCAATTGATTATATTGCTGATGAAACGGAATGGTATGAAAATGTTAGAGCTGATATGATTACTAAAACAAGTATTCTAAAACTAAAGCGATGAGAACGAAACCAACGGATAATAAAACCCCGGACGCAATATTGTGTTCGGACATTCATCTTCGGGAACAAACAGAAAATCCGGTTTGTAGGACTGATGATTGGTGGGCTGCTCAATGGAAGAAGATAGATTTTATTTCTGATCTTCAAAAACAGTATGATTGCCCTGTGATTCATGGTGGTGATTTATTTGATCATTGGAAACCCTCTCCACACCTGCTTTCAATGACAATAGAACATTTACCAGCTAATTTCTGGACTATTTATGGGCAGCATGACCTTCCACAACATAATTTGGAACTTGCTCATAAATCTGGGATTAATACTTTAGTTTCTGCAAATAGGTTAACTACGTTTGATGATTGTCATTTTGGGCAATTACCAAATGAAGCTTCTATGGTTGTTCATCTTTCTAAAACAGAAACAGTAAAAGTTTTAGTTTGGCACACCTTCAACTTTCAGGGAAAATTACCCTGGCCTGGTTGCGAAGCTCTACCAGCATCAAAACTACTGAAAAAATACCCTGAATATGATCTAATTGTAACAGGGGACAACCACCAATCTTTTGTAGAGGAATATGAAGGACGGACGTGCGTTAACCCTGGATCAATGATGCGAATGACAGCAGATCAGGCAGATTTTAAACCCTCTGTTTATCTTTGGTATGCTGAAACAAACACGGTTAAAAGGGTTTATTTGCCTATTGAACCAGATGTAATCAGTAGGGAACACATTGACAGGAAACGTGAACGGGATGATCGTTTGGATGCTTTCGTTGGTCGTTTGAATACTGAATGGGAAGCAGAAGTATCATTCGAGGAAAATGTAACACGAATTCTGGAAGAAAACAAAATTCAGGATTCAGTACGAAAAATTGTGGATAAAGCAGTTTTTGAATAGGATTTTGTATATTAAAGTAAAAATTGAAATATGCACCACATACAAAAAGCAAAAGAATTAAAAGCACAATTTGGAAGCAATGCCAAATATGTTGTTTGTGAAATTGTGGATGCCCTAAAAATTACAACAGGGCATTTAACTATTAAAAATCATTTGGAAAGAACAGAATTGCAAGATGATTTTAATTATTGGGAAAATGTTAAACAAGAAATCGAAAACATAAAATGAGAACAAAACATTTAAACCAGAACAGGCAAAAGGAAGCTGACCCAGTTCGTTTCCTTATCGGACATGTAAAATCCCTGAATAAATGCTTTTCATGGGAATACCTAAGAAGTTTAACGGTAGAGGAATTACTAACAATGGCACACCCAAATTATCGGGAATACCACAAACAACAGATTTATGGGTAGGAATAGCGGTTTTTACTGGGTTAAATTAGGTGGCTGGGTTATTGGTCATTATAATAACTATTCACAAATTTGGGTTTTAGCTGGAAATACTAGGCATTTTCTTGATTCTACTTTTGATGAAATTGATGAAAACCAAATAACAAGAAACAATGGATAAAGATGATTTAATCTCTCTCAAAAATAAGATTGAGAAGTCAAAAACAACGGTTGCAGAATTAACAGGGCAACAGAAAAGCCAGATGAATCAATTGAAAGAAACATTTGGTTGTGATGCTATTGAAGATGCTGAGGAGAAATTGGAAACAATAAAGAAATCTATCAGTAAACTTGATACTCAGATTGAAACTGGATTGGAAAAATTGGAGGAAATGTATAATGACTAAAGCAGAAGATAAAGCAACTTTAGATTTACAAGTAGCATTACTTGCTTTGAATACTCATTTAACAAATAAATCTGATATACAGGGATTAACTTTATTAGGTAAAATTGTAAGGGAATTAAAAAAACACTGTAGATTTACTAAACACTCCTTTAGTACAATGGAAAAAGAAAATAGATGAAAACCCTGAAAGAATATAGAACCCGATTTGAGCAAATGAAAGGAAAAGTCCTGCAAATACAGGAACAAATCGTTTCAACCGAGGAATCAATTAAAACAGAAACCCGCTCACTACAGCAGCATGAGAAAGCAAGGGAATTAATTCGAGAAGCTGGGCTAAAAACACAAGAACAACTCCAGTACCATATTTCGGACATTACTTCTTTAGCACTCAATGCTGTTTTTGATGACCCGTACGAA